ACTCCTACGAATACTCCAAGTATTACCCCAACGGAAAGTCCAACACAGACGCCGACCTATACTCCTACCAATACCCCAAGTATTACTCCTACGAATACTCCAACGACTACACCTACGGAAAGTGTTAGTCCTACTCCTACGCCTTCTATTACCCCAAGTATTACACCAACCCAAACCACAACAACAACACCTACGAATACTCCTACCGAGAGTTTAACTCCTACGCCTACGATTACTCCTACCAACACTCAAACCCCTACGGAAACCCCAACTAATACTCCTACTTTAACTCCAACCGAGAGTGTTAGTCCTACACCTACGCCTTCTATTACCCCAAGTGTTAGTCCAACAACGACAATAACACCATCGGTTAGTCCTACGGAAACTCCAACTCAAACCCCTACCAATACACCGAGTTCAACTCCATCAACTTTTGATTGTTCGTGGTCTGCGATTACGGAATGTTGGTCTTGTAATTCTAACACTTGGAGTGAGTGCGACCCAGTCCCTCCATTTAGTCCAACTCCTACGCCTACGATTACCCCTACCAACACTCCTACGCCTACGATTACCCCTACCAACACTCAAACCTCAACACCTACTCAAACACCAACCACAACTCCAACTCAAAGTTCATATCCATTATGTCCCGAAGAGTTTATTGTATCAAGCTCAACACTATCTACATTACAAAATGGTTCGTATTTAAGACAATATGAAATTAGTGGTTCAAGTGCTCCATACGCTTACGCAGTCCGTAGTGGTTCAACTCAAGGTCATATTGTAATTGGTGCTAATGGGGTTGATTTATATCCAGTATATCAATTAAACGATGGTGGATTTTATTATACTATTTTATCAAGTTATGACCCATCTAATAATTGGTTAGGTTGGTATTCTCAAAAACAATCAACAAATATTCTTACATCTGGTGTAAGTTGGAGTGGTAATAGTGATTTTATTACTTTTGGATTTAATGGTATTGGTGGTAATGTTTATTATCCGCCAGTCGGCGACCAAACAACCGCATACCTTTCATACCCTGCGGTATGTCCTACCCCAACTCCTACTTCATCACCATTGCCTATTAGTCCTACCCCAACTCCTACTCAAACTCCTACTCAAACTCAAACCCCAACTCCATCACCAAGTCCAGCTGTGCCTTTGGTATTTTCAGTATCATCGGGAGCAACTCAAAATGAAGCTTGTAGTGGGGTATGTTATTTTAATGTATATGCTTTAGATTTAGGTAATTGTGGTGGTTGTATTGGTGCTGGACTTACTTGTTGGGCTTGTTTAACCACATCACAACAAGTTTATCTTGACGCAGGTTTAACAACACTTGTTCCTAATGGTTATTACGCAAATGAAATGTCTTCGGGTAATTTCGGTAGTTGGTATATTGTTGGTGGTTTCCCTCAATCCGCAGGATTTGCTGGTTGTAGTGTATCATCCGACCCCGATGCTGAAGTTTATTTAGCTGCTGTTGTTGCCGCTGGCGGAACTTTGGATTGTAATATTTCGGGAGCAACAAATGAATTATTTACATCACTAAAATCTTCGGGTCTTTGGAGTTTGTTAAATGTATTCTATCCAATACTGGGTGGAACATCAGCCTCAACGGCAATCAACGCAAAATCACCAGGAACTAAAGATATGACTTGGAGTGGTGGTATTACATTCGCTTCAACGGGGGTTCTATCTAATGGAGTGAATGGTTATGGTGATACTAATTTTAACTTGAATACCGATGGTGCCAATACGATTGGATTAGGTGTATATTCAAGAACCGACCAAAATGAAACTATAACAAGATTTGATATTGGTGCTACTGACGCTTCCCATAGGTCAAATATGAATATAAGAAGTTCCGCAAATATGTTAGGAACTATTAGTGATAATTTAGTAGGAATTACTTTTTCAGCTGTAAATAATCCTAGCAACGGATTTAATTTACTACAGAGAATAGATGCTGGTGATGTTAAAGGATATAGGAACGGAACTATATTAGCAACTGAAGTTATTGCGCTTGCGGGAAGACCTAACAGAACGGCATTCGTAATGGCTAATAATAATAATGGTAGTCCAAGTCCAAGAACCACAAGAGAATACAACTGGTTCCAAATTAGTAGTGTTTTAACTGGCGCTGAAGTATCCACATTAAACACACTTATAACTAACTTTAACACATCATTAGGTAGATTATGATATTAGTAGGAAAACTTACAGAATTACAGAAGACCGATTTGGAGGGACAATTAGTTCAACCCGATTGGTATTTCTATCCCGTTTTAGACGGAAACACACCTTCTAATTGGATTATATCCCAAGAAGAAATAAATGGGTCAATATACCCCCAAAACGAATGGGTAAAAAACTTACCCCTAATTGAATGGGTTGAGCCGATAATTATAGAATAAGAAATACACAGAATGGCAAATCTAGCACCATTACCAATCAACACATCATACCCTGGCGTCCTCAATTTAGAGACAGCAACTACGGGTATTACACAATCAATTCAAGCCCTACAAGATGGTCTTGGAAATAACACGGGGGTTAAAATCGCTGAAGACAGATTTGAGGGTTCTAACATTTTTAATGTTTATAGACCAGCAGCTGCCAAATATTATGGTAGTGGTATTGGAACAACCACAACACCGCCAGCAGCATCACAGAATGTTTTAATATCGTCATACTTCTACGATAATGGTTTATACTCCTATTCAGCATTCACTATGAACTGCTTGACTTTGGGAGCAGGTGAAAGTGTTGATGTGGCGTTTTATAACGCACAATACAACGACACATACGGATATATCCCATATCAAAAGTTGAGTAATACGATAAACATTTCAGCAGCATCAACGGGATTTAAGACGGGGACATTCTCATCACCACTATCTTTTAGTGGAACTGGTCCTGGCTTCTATTTTATTGTTGTTAAAATTACTGCCGCATCAACTCCCGTTTCTCGTTTTGGGCAAATGGGTATAAATGCTAGTTTTTATTTTAGTAATGGTGTTTTAATGTGGAATAATGGTTTTGTAATAAACAACGCTGGAACTCAATATATCTCACCATTTAATACTGCGGCAACCAGTGCCACATCAATTGGAAATAACATATATTCAATTTCAACTTTCCCTACAACTTGGGCTGGTAGTGATAGTGCGACTTTGGTTTCATCAACATCAGCTGGATTTCCTGGATTTATTCTCCACACAATAAGATAATTTAACTATTTATAGAATATGGATATGAATAAATCACAAGACCTGAACTTTAAGACCTTCACCATTGATTACCGCATCAACAGAATTGATGTGCGTGAGAATATGGAGATTGAAACAAAAAATAAGCCTTGGGTATCTTGGGGAAATGTGAATAATGATTATCCACAATTCCTATTACAAATCAAGGAGAGCTCACCAGTATTATCAGTTTGTATTGATAGTAAAGTCAATATGAGTATGGGTGAGGGAGTAGAAATTGAGGGTATTGGAAACCCTATGATAAATCGTTATGAAAACCTTAACGAATTATATTATAAATTATTATATGATTTTTGGACTTTTGGAGGTTGGAGTTTAGAATGTATACCCAATAGGGAGGGGACTGGTATTGAAAGTATCTACCACATTCCTTTCCAAAATATCCGTGTTGGTAAGAAAGATTATGACGAACACGATAGAGAGATGGATTGGTTCTACTACTCTGAATACTGGCAGTTGCCAGTCCAAAATAAAAAGATTACCAAGTTTCACGGATTGGATTTAACCAAAAGAGGTGAAGCTAGACAACTCTACTATTGGAAACAATACACACCATCAGACAACAAACACTATCCAGTAACCCCTTATCAAGCGGGTATAAATGCTGCGGTGTTAGAAGCCGAGGTATTTGACTGGCACAAAAGAAACATTGCCACATCTCTTATGCCGAACTTATTTGTGTCTTTGATTGGCGACCCTACCCCTGAAGAAAAAGAAAGCGTCTACGATGAGCTAATCAGGTCGTATCAAGGTAAGAACGGACAGAAAGTAATGTTAGCATTCTCCAATACCGCAGAAGAGAGACCTGAAATCCAAACCATCTCAAACCAAGCAAACGATACTTTCTACACAGAGGTATTACAAATGTGTATCCAAAGTATCCTTACATCTAATCAAATCTCGTCGCCCTTATTATTGGGCATTCAGACTTTTGGAAGTAATCCATTTAGTCAGAACGCAGATGAGTTGGTAGTTGCCACAAAACATATGTTAGCTATGGTTATTGAACCAGCCTTGAGAAAAATAAATGTTGCTCTTGAGAATGTCTTAACACTAAAATACAACAGACCTGTTAAAATTGTGAATAAACTTGTAGTTCCTAATTTCGCTGCGTAATGGCATATGTTTATTATATTGACGAGAGTTTCGTAAGGGAAAACCTCCCTATTGATTACTCATTACTGACTGGTAATATCATACCAGCCTTAAATCAAGCACACCTAATCAACGCTCGTGATTTGGTCGGTGATAGAATGTTTGATAGAATGAATGAATTGATTACAAGTGGAGACATTTTATTACCTCAATATGCGGATTGGAAGTTTGTGTTAGACCAATACTTACAGAATGTTGTGTTGTATTGGACGGGTGTATATCTTACCAATAACTTGTTAGCAAAGTATGCCAACAAAGGCATACAACAAGAAAACACAGAGTTTAGTGTTCCTGTAGATTTAGCGGTTTGGAGAACTCTAAAGAACCAAATGGAAGATTTGGCTACTTACTACTCACAAAGAGCAAATGATTGGTTGTATTGGAACCAGAACCTCTACCAGCCGTATTATACCTATATGATTACAAATGGACTTCAACCTGCTGACCCTCGTGAGAAGTTTAGAAATGGTGGATTAGTATTAGGTAGAAGATTAAGATATAGTTGGAATAACCATTGTTGGTATTAAGATTATGAATGATTACTTACCTATCTACAAAAGAGGTGAAAGCCTAATCGGTTATATGTCCCGTTGTTCTTCTCAAAGGAAAATGGTATTAGCAGTTCCAAGTGCGAAGGACAGAATGAATATCTGTGGTAATCACGCAGAACAAATTAGAGTAGCAATCTCACAACCTTTCAAGGAAGAAAAAAAGAAATCTTAATATTTCTCGTTAAGTGGTTTCTCAATAACATCAAGAGTTTTCCACTTTCCGTAATCTTTACTTGGGTCTTTCATTCCAATCCCAATTTTAGTTATGTGTCCTCTTGAGACACCATATCTCTTGGCAATCTGTGCGTGAGTTAAACTTCCTTGTAATAGGAGTTTCTTAATGTTTCTTACTTGAGTAAATGATAGTTTGATTTGTGGCATAGTTTAATTATAGTATATTTAGGAACATCAGTCAAGTTCCTATAATAAATATTATTTTCATTTTTTTTTTGTAAAGGTATTGAAACTTATTTTTGATTTCATATATTTATTGATGTTAGGGTTGAAATACTCTAACTCACTTGAAGGTAATTCAATGGACTTATACCCTTCTACCTCAAAAGACACTAGTAGTTCTTTAGAGAAAGTGATAAGAGACCTAGTCAAATAACCATTATTACAAATGGGGGACTAGGGGGACTTATCACCTTCCTTAAATCCACTAATAATTTATTAAGTATCTAGTAGAATATAATTTACTAAATAATCAAATAGATTATAATTTATAAAAGACATTATTACTTAAGTCCGTAAACTAGTAGTAATAAAAAGAAACCTTAACTAAAACTAGTTAGGGTTTTTTTATTTTATAGTATATTTATTATTCAAGGGGGAGTTGGTTTTCATTTTACTTTTTTAACATTAGTAGAGTTTGGCTTATCTTTTTTTTACAACTCCCCTTTTTATAACCTATGGAAAAAGAACCTGATTATTTATTAGTAAGAAGAAAACGAGTTGACCCCAACGGAGAGTGGGAATACGAATGCCATAATTGTGAGTTGTGGCTTCCAAAGGGAAGGTTTAGAGGGTGTGTAAATTATATTGACGCATATGGTAATTGTTTGATGTGTTCGTCCTGTAGAAGTAAAATATCTCGTCAAAAAGCAGTTGTTAGTGAGAAAGAGGAAGTTGAAAGAATATTGGTCGGTATTGGATTTTACAAATACAAAGATAGTGATGATTGGTTCAAGGCTAAATTAAAACAACACAACAAAGATATTTAAGTATATGGATATAATGCTAACGGGGTTGATAACCTTAATTACAACATTCTTGGGATACTGGTTTGGTTCAAGAAAAACAAACGCAGAGACGGACAAGATTATTATAGAAAATGTTAAAGAATTGCTAGAGGTATATTCTTCAACTATAAATGACCTTAAAATTGAAATCAGAGAACTCAAGGATAAAATTGATGACTACGAAAAACAGATTGATAAAATGTCTAAAGAGTTATCTAACTTCAGAAAACACTATGACTTTGTCCCGTCAAATAGAATAGAACGCAATGAGAAACTTTAATATGGAAGAAATAGAAGTGAAGGAGTTGTTTAACATTCCAACAGAAGATAGGGTTGCCCTTATTGAATGGGGTGTTGATAATGTTATTGAGAATTGCCAGAAATTGTCTAAAGTTACTGGTGAGAAAACTTCCAAACTATTGAATGAAACTCTATGGAAATATGAGTTAAGGGTTAAAGAACTGGCTGAAGAGGAACAATACGAATTATCTTATTATTTCAACGAACTCATATGGGGAGTTCACAGAAGGTTAGGAGACATAAAAAAAAATAAAGGAGAAGAATAAGATGGGTTGTGGTTGTAAGTTATCGCCATTAGAGAAAGTTGATAAACGCATTCAAGTAGTGGGTTTCAATAGATTAGCAGTGTCTGAAATTAGATTGATAGATAATTTCATACAGAATAAATTGGGTCAATCCCCAAATACTCCACAAGATAGAATTGATTTGTATGGAAGAGCAAAACAAACCAATTAAAAAAGCCTATATCTACTCAAGGGAAGATAAGAACAGACACACTACAAAACAAAAACAGCAGTGTCTGCTCAATAAATTAGCTGAAGGTAAGTCAGTAAGGCAGTCAACCCAACTATGTGGGTGTGCTGAAAAGTCGTATTACCGATGGAAGAAATACGATGAGGAGTTTAAGGAAGCAATAAATGAGTATTTCCAAATTGAACTAGAAATGGCAGAGGAGATACTAAAACAATCAATTACTGATAATCCAAACCTCCTCCAATTTTTCTTAAAGAATAGGCACCCTGACTATAAGGTTAAACACTCAATAGACATCAACCATAAAGGTCTAGATACTATTGAGGTAAAGATTATATTGCCTGATAATTACCCAGCTGCTACGCCAAGTCTTGAAAGTTAGGTTCTCGCCATTTTCCTAACAGGACATTATATTGGGTAGTTTCGTAGGGGGGATTTTTTTTAGTCCCCCCTTTTTTATTTTATAAATGTTCCTATATTTATATTAAATCAAAAATATGAAGAACATTACATTTTATGTTAGACCCTTTGCCACCCAAGAGATTTCTGTAATTTTAGAGGATAATGAGTGGGCACCATTCCAAGAAAGAATTGACGATGGTGAGAGTATTGAAACAATCTTTGATGACTTATGGGAAAGTGGTGAAAGTTTCCATTACGGGACAACAACAATCAATCAACCTGAATACGCATACGATGCCCAAATAAGTGATTGTGATTGTAATAAACCCAAGAGTTCACTAACCAGAAAAGAAGAGGGGGACTTATCGTGATTGGCGCTTACAAACTTAACGAACAAGATGTGAAAGAAATGAAGCATCTTTTTAACACAACACAACTCACTAACCGAGAGATTGCTAAATTGTATAATGTATCATCACAGCATATCTGTCGTATAAGGAACGGAAAAAGATGGAACGATGAGATTAGAAGCTTCACTATGAAAGATAGTGTAAGACCTATCCTATACCCTCAAAACAATATGGAGATAATCTTTGATACAACCACACAAAGACCTGTCCCAAAGAAAAAAACTTTTTTTCAGAGAACCTGCCGCTCGTTAGCAATTTTCTTCTTATCTTTGTCGTAAATCTAAAAACTTAAAATTATGTCTATATCACAACAAAACATTTTCTTGGGGGTGAACGAGGTTCACACCCTTCAACTACCTGACGACAGCCAATATTGTTTCGTAGGTATGGAAGTTCAAGGTAGAGTAAAACCTGAACCTGATAACATCGTTCTTATTATGTCTCAAGAACAGATTTATGAAATGGCTGACTACTTCCGTAAAAGAGATAACGAGAAGAAGGATATACACCAGTCCATCATTAAATCCCTTTTAGAGAAGTCAAAAGAACTCAACCTTAATATCTTTACCCCAAGTCCAAATGAATGGTCTATAGCAAACGAGAAGGGTTATTTTGGGTTCACCTATAACGAGGCATTCGTGGCTGATGGTAATGGTAAGGTTATTAAGACCAACCAAGATGTAGAAGATTTTTTTAGTTTCTTTAATTAAATTGTTCTTATAGGAACTTGACTTAACAAAAATCATTACTATATTTTAATTATGAAATTAGAACAAATAGTAGAAACGGCTTACAGAGCAAAGCCCGAGACCATCGCATCAAATGATTTGTTGTGGGTGGAAGTATCAAAAGCTCTATGTATACACTATGGTATCAGAACCCTTGATGATTTTTTCCTACATATCTTGGGGGGTAAAATACCAACATCACATACCTTGGCAGCAACCATTACTATTGTGAGAAAGAACAATCCTGATTTAGTCCCAACTGAAGAACAGAGAAGATTAAAGATGGAAGTTAAACAACGATACATCAACGAATATAAAAACGCTTAATACTATGGGACGCACTAAAGAATTATTTGAGGAAATGAACTTACAGGAATTGATTATGTTTCGTTTGAATAACGAAATGGAAGATGATGACTACCAGTATCAGTTGTGGAGAGAACAGAAACTTCAAGACGAGTATTCGGCTTACGAAGAACACCTATCAGATAAATATTAAAAAAGTTCTTATAGGAACTTGACTGATTAAATATCTTGTAGTATATTTGATGTATGAAAACAAAACAACAAAACAAAATGGGACAGACAATAACAATAGACGGCATCTACGACACACTTGTAGATTATTTTGGGGGAGACAGAATTGAAATGATTAGAAAGTATTTCAAGGAAGACACCCAATCTTTTCACGAACACCTTATGAAACAACATAAGATATTCTTAAAACTTACGAGTGAAGCAACACCTATGAAGATTACCAAGAATGATACAGGAGCAGCAACAATTAAATCGGGTTGGTAATAATAACAACGGGGGTAGAAATACCCCCTTAAATAGTCAAAAATAAATAAAATGGCAAACAATAAAGACAAACAAATCGCAACACAATCACAATTAAAACTCACATTAGATTGGGCTAATTCTTGTGGTAAATGTCTAACTCTCAAAGAACTTGTTTCAATTTCAGTAGTCCTTGTTGACTATGTAGAAAATGGATACTCCGCAGCACTTGGAGAAAGGTTTGAGAAAATTGAGGAATACCTCAACACAAAATAAAAACAATAGTGCTCCCTATTGTCCCCACCCTAAAAAAGTGGGGTTTTCTTTTTATCCCTAAACCATATATTTATCTAACTCTGGGGATAGAAATATATGGTAGTAGAAGCATCAGAATTATACTTAAAAATTGACGAAGCAGTAAAGTCAGGAAAGAGGTTGATATCCTTAAGGGGCTCATCTCGTTCAGGGAAGACCTATCAAATCATTACCTATTTGATACTTCAGGCAATACAGAAACACACAACTATTACGATTGTAAGGGATACCCTCGTTTCAATTAGAAACTCTGTCCTGATTGACTTTATTGATGTGATGGATAAGATGGGATTTTACAACCCTGATAACTTCAATAAGAGTGAGGTTGTTTATAAGTTTGATAATGGTAGTTTAATTCGTTTCTTGGGGGCTGAAGATGGAGGTAAACTTCGTGGAATGAAACAGGATATTGTATTCATCAACGAGATTACAAATGTTGGACTTGAACCATTCACACAGCTCAATATGAGAACCACTGGTTTTATTGTTGCTGACTACAACCCAACAGAACAAGACGGGTGGTATTGGTATGAACTTGAAACCCAAGAGAACGCACAACTTATTATTTCAACCTACAAACAGAACCCATTTTTAGAGAAGAGGGTTGTGGAGGCAATTGAGAACCTCAAGAACCTTGACCCTGAAATGTATGAGGTCTATGCTCTCGGTAAGAGAATTAAACCAAGAGAGACCATCTTTGTGAATTGGGAAGTGGTGAGTGAAGCCCCCCGTTATTCCAAGATGTTAGGAGTAGGTTTAGATTGGGGATATAGTCAAGATGAATGTGCGTGTGTGTGGGGTCTTATCAACGAACCAGACAACATCATTTATCTCAAGGAAGTATTCTATGAGAAGGGATTACTTGTTGATGATATTGCCTATAAGTTAGAAGAAGGTGGTATACAAAAAACCTTTGATATTGTTGCCGATAGTTCAGAACCTCGTATGTTAGAAGAATTAAGAAAGAGGGGATATAGAAAGATTGTCCCTGTGAAGAAAGAAGCTGGTTCAGTTCTGTTTGGGATAAACCTGATGAAACAATACAAGATACAGATTGACGAGAAATCAACCAATCTGATTGAGGAGTTTAAGAACTATAGGTGGGCTAAAGACCGCTCAAACAACATAACATCTAAACCGATGGGCAAAGACCACTTGTTAGATAGTAGTAGGTATTTGATTTCACAGATGGCATATAAACCAAAAACAAAATACTCATTTGTATAAAAATGGAACAACATTTATTTAATGGAGACAGCGCAGATGTCTTAAAAGAACTCAAAGATAATAGTGTGGATTTACTAGCCACAGACCCCCC